TCACCAGAACTTACATCTATTGCTTTTTGTAAGTGAGGTACTGCTAAATCCCAGAATTGGTGAATATGATTGGTAGGTACTACAAATAGGTTTTTTTCCATGATAGAAATCCTAGATATACACTACCCTATTATAACATATGCTAGTTCAATATCAGTAGAACCACTGTCGTTATAAGTAATTACAAAGCTACCTTTATTACGACTACTAACATATATACTAGCTAATTTTCCTGCTGATGTGTTAGATAGTGGCATAAATAAAATGACTGAATTAAACCCTGCTCTTTCATCATTAACTGTATATGTTGCACTACCACCACCTGCGCCATGCGGTAATGTTACTTCACCTGTGTTATTTAATTTACCACTTAATATAAGATTAGTTACTTCTGCAATTTCACGAGTATCAGCATATTGTGGTTGTAATCGTCTATATCTACTGACACCCATTATCTATTTCCTTGTGGTTTTACATCTACATCTAAACCTATTGCGTTTGTCCAATTACCTGTAGGTATAATCAAAAATCTATGATAACGACCTGCACTTCTTAGTGATACACGACCTTCTGATGATGTTGTTACAGATGAACCAAATTGAATATTATCATCTAATTCTCTTCTTGATGCCACCTTTACTGTTGCTGTTCCGTTATCTACTTGTGGTCTTGCTAAAGTTACTACAGAGTTGTAACCTAATTCTATATCAGGTGTAATTAATTCTGAATTATATGTAGAGCCTTCAAATATAACAATGTAACCTTCAGCAGGAGATTCATCTTCTGAGTTATTTTTAAACCCTGCAAATAAAAATTTACCACCAACCCAAAGTCTGCTGTCTAATGATGGAAAGTCTGCATTGTCCATATCAGTATAGCCCAAAGTATCTAATCCTTCTAAACTTACACCTGTAGATGTTATTGTTCCAACGCCACTAGCTAATGTTTCTGCTCTTGACCATTTGTTTAATTGCCAATTATAGATAAGAATACTTCTTTTTCCTTGAACATTTTTGTAGTTCCAAACAACAAGTTTTTTAATTGGGTCAACAGCAGCAGACATACTTTGTATATCTTCTAACTCAGCATCATTAAAAAAATATCTATCTACTTTTTCTGTACCAATTCCTGTGACTGTTTGTCCATCGCATTTGTAGAAACCATCATCAGATAAGAAGAATGATGTTGCTCCATACTGTGCAATACTATTACCTTCTAAGCAACCCAATCCTCTTGATATGGTGTCAAACTGAAAGAATAATGGCGAACCTGCATAGGTCATACGAACAATTGATTTTTCTAAAAAGATAAGACCAATTTCGCCACCAGTTAAACCAGTGATATTTCCACCATCAGGTATTATTTGATAATCTGATTGTGATGTTGTTCCTGATACCCATGTAGTCTCATCATTAATATCAGACCATTGAACTTTGTTTGTATTTGTTCCTGCATCTAAATTTGCAGCTACAACAAAATCACGAACTACTGTAACATATTTGGCTGTAGGTGCATTTGCATTCAAGTCTGCAAACTGTGTTGATGTTCCCAATGTCCAAGATTGCAATTTATCTTGATTATTAGCACAAATAACTGTTGCGCCAAATTGAACAAATTTCCATGTAGTCCCAGTGTAATTTCCTGCTTTAGATACATCATCTAATGATTTGTCTGTAGAGTCTAACTTGTAAAGTTTGGTATCACTTCCTGCAAAAATACCTACCTCATCACCAATTTTTGCACCAAATATTGAGTTAAAGCGATCAGCTACGCTTTGCGAGAATGTTTCTTGGTTGTTAAATGGCGCATAACCCACACCTGTTGGATATACATTTTTTGCATCTCTTAATGATGTAATAGATGGTTGGTCAGGCAGCCACTCTTCAAATTGTATGCGTGTAGCCACTTAAACTCCTACATCTGGTAATGTTACTGCCTTTAATTGTTCTACTGTTGTCATACTATCAACTGATGCAGGTGCATCTCTCAACTGTTGTTTTTTATTTACAATATCAGTTGTATCAGAACCTGCTTCTAACGCTCTTTGAAATTGAACATCTAATGCTTCTAGTTTAGGTGTTCTTTCTTGGCGAAGTCTGTCTTTAGTAATGTCTTTTGCTTTGTTAATGTTTACTTGTATTGCCATTATGCCCACTCCCATGCGTTTCTAAAAGTTCTGTCAGATGGTATTTCTGATACATCTACAATATGATAATCTTTACCTGCTGGTACATCTTTAGCAGCTAACTCTTCTATTGTATGTTCTGCTAACCATTCTGCTGTTGGAATAATAATGCTAATTCCGCCTTCATCATTGTTATATACGATTCTTTTTTCCATAATTTTTCCTTATTTAAAAATAGTTACACTTACTGGGTCATAATCTGCTTTAAATGTTGCTGTATCACCACCACCTGCAATAGCATAACACTGAATACGAACACTGTCTGTTGCTCTAGCAGAAGAACTATGTAAGTTACCTTGTCTAATTTGGTTTACAGAATAGTTACTAACTGTTACAACGCAATTATAATTAGTGTCAGGTAGTGCAGTAGTAAAGGTTAATGTGTAGTCTCCAGTTCCATTGTCAGTAACAGATGAGAAATTTCCACTACCATCAATTGTTACAGTTCCTGATCCATCTAAATCACACCATGCTCTAGCACCATAATAAGGAGCAGAACCTGTTGTTTCTGTAATGCCACCTGCACTACCCCAACTAAATGTTCCATCACCATCAGATAATAATGCTTCTCCTGATGTTCCATTACCACTTACATTAAGTGCATCTGCACCAACTGCATTGTCTGCAATTTTAGCAGAAGTAATTTGGTCATCAGCAATGTGAGCAGTATCTATAGAACCATCTACATAGTGTTCTGAATCTATAGAGTCATCAGCAATCTTTGCATTAGTCACTGCATCTGCATCTATGTTGGCAGTAGCAATACTATTTAATGTAGATACTGTTCCAAGACCTAGATTTGTTCTTGCACCACTATCAGTTCCTGAACCTGTGCCACCAGATGCAACTGGGATAGTATCTCCACTTACCCCTGATTGCAAATCTTTAAGGTGTGCCATTACCTCACGAATAGCATTATTAATACCTGAAGGTGGGCATGATTCAGCAATATTAACACCATCTATATCGGTGTTGTTTGTTGAATTTGAATCATATTCTGATATTTTTTGTTTTGGCATAGTTTATCCTTGTCTTAACCATGTGTTTGTTTCAGGTGTATCTTCCACCCATGTTTCACTTCCAGTTGCAGATTCAGTCCAAGTTTCAGAACCTACTGCACTGTCTGTCCATAATTCACTACCTACTGTAGAATCAGTCCATATTTCTGATCCAACATCACTGTCTAACCATTCTTCACCAAGAATAGTGCCTAGTGCTACTATTGTTCCATTAGAGTTGATAATTGCATCACCACTAAATGTTGCATTTGCTAAACATTCTGCTAATGCACTGGTGTTAATTTCACCAGTTCCAAAATTAACTAAACCACCAAGAGCATATACAGTTGCATTACCATCTATACTTGCACTAGAATATGCTTCACTAAATCCATTAGCAGTTACGCTAACATTAGAGAAGATAGAACCACTTGCTACTGCAAGAGAGAATCCTTCTGCATCAAATAACGCATAACCTGCAATAGCACCACTGCTTGTTCTAATTCGTAAATAGGTAACAGATGCACTTGCTTCACCTGTAATTGCACCTGATGTTGTTGCTATTCTTGTAGCATCAATAGTCGCAGTGCCACTTGCGTTAATAACACCTACACCATTTAATATCAGTATTGCATCAGATGTAATTGTTGCATTAGATGATATATCTGCACTAGATGGTCTAACTCTTACACAAGCAGATGTTAAAGTGGCATCAGCAGTAATTGCTCCTGCACCTAATTTAAATGTAAACCCTAATGCACTAAATGGTGATTGGGCAAATGCAGTAATTCCAAACATTATCTAAACACCGAACAATGAACATGGTCTTTATCTTGATTACTACTTGAATAATTTGATGCAAGTATTCTAAAACTTGATGTTGTATATGATGGTAAAAAACTATTATTACCAGTGCATATCCCTATTTGAGATGTTGAATCATCTGCTCCTGTAACGACTACATTATAATTTGTATCAGGCATAGCAGTAGACATAGTAATTGTAAACTTACCAACGCCACCATCTGTAATGCTAGATATATTACCACTACCTCTAATTGTTGCAGTAGTCATATCAAAATTAATCCATGCTCTTGCTGAATATGATGGAGCAGAACCAGTTGCTGTTGATAGTGCATCAGGAATAGGTGCAGTTCCTGTAACAGTTAAATTATTAGCAACATCAATATTCCCACTACCATCAACAGTTAATATAGCACTGCCGTCTTGCTCTATCGTAGAACCTGATGCTGTTGGTTTAATTGCTATGGTCATCTTATTCCTCGCAAGAAACTGCTTTTAATTCTTCTACATTTTTATATACTATTCTTTTATCCATAATTTTTCCTTATCTCATTACTATGACTGATATTTCATCAATATCGTATTCTGATCCGTTAGAAGCAGTTGATTTAATTCGGACTGTTGATGTAGTTCTATTGTATAAAAAATATGCTTGGTTATGTGTCCCATAATTAGGGTCGCTTGATGATGCTATAGCAGCAAAGTTTGCATCAGGCATAGCCGTTGTAAAATTAACATCATAAAATCCTACACCTTGATCTGTAATGCTACTAACATTACCACTTTCTGTTAATGACACTGTGCCTGTTCCATTAAATAATGCCCATGCTCTTGCGGAGTAACTAGGTGCAGAACCTGTAGCAGTTCCAAGTTTATTTAAACCATTACTATCAAAACTTGCTATTTCTGTAGGGTTA